TGCCGTCGCCGGTGTAGCTAACTGTTTCACCGATGGCCGCATACACAATGAATGAGATCGAGCCAGAGGACTGGAGAGCCGTAACAGAGCACCTGTACCACCCGTTTCCAGCGTTGGTTATTGCGGCAGTGGCTGCACCTGCACCGTTTGAGGTGACAGTGCCAACAATACCCGCTGAAAGGTCAAAAAAAGCAAAACCAGAATCCGCGCCGTTACCACAGTTGACGCGCATTGATGTTCGCTCACCTGCTTTGGCGTACACAGAAAATGTTTGGCGAGATGCTGTAACTGTTGTCCCTTGCAGCGCAAAGTGCCCGCCTGTCGTAGCACTCTCCACCAACTTCTGAGCAAACGGTTGACCGTAGATGTCATCAACCTTTGTAGCACTGATAGAGGCATTGCTCTTAGTCCACGCAGCGTTGTCAAAGTTCTCGGTGAAGCCCAGCAGGTTCTTGACCGTGGTGGGGTTGTACGTGGTGGCTGTGGAGCCTAGTTCGAGTTGAGCGCCCCAGAGGAATGCGGCCACTGTGCCAGAACTTCCGCCAACCGCTGGACGCAGTCCAATATCAAAAGAAACAGGGTTCGCATTAGCAACGCTGGCAACTTGGATTCTCTGGTAAGCATCAGTAAGAGTTACTTGCGAATAAGCACCGCCTGCTACGCCGCGATACACCAAGATTTTCCCGACATCGGGTGCAGCGGCTGCTTTAATGTACAGAGATGCTGTGTAAGTCTGCCCTATTGTTGCCGTGAGAGACTGAGATACATAGGAAGCATCTCCAGAAACAGGTGCAACAAAAGTTACTTTGTCTGCCGTAGTTGTTCCGTTGGGCGCTACGTCACTGTTTGCAACGACCGCTGGCGCAGTTCCTGAACCCAAAATTGTTTTCGTCCAAGCCGCATTATCAAACTGTTCCGAGAACGTCAGCAGGTTCATCGGTGCGTTCTGGATCAGGCCGTTGCTGCCCGTCACCGTGGCGTTGGTGGTGCGGCTGAAGGTGATGCGGCGATCTAAAGAAGTAGTGGCTGCAAAGTCAAGATACAATGCAGCACCACCGATACCAGCAGTACCCACAGGAATGAAACCAGTGATAGTAACATCCCACACATCAGCGTCCGCAGCAGAGCTGTCCAAGAACACAGGGACGTATTCTTTGAACGGAGTAGCGCCTGCGATGCTCGAAAGAGACACCACAGGGATGTAGCCATTCTGATTGTAGGTATTCTCAGTAGCCGCTGTAGCAACAGTGGTGAACTTAACTGGAATGTAGTCAACCCACCGTGTCAATCCCGACACAGAAGGAAGAAAGTATACAATCATCTGGGTACTGCCATTAGAGGCCACAGATGAGGGGAAAGTACGTGGAATCATTCTACAGTTTCTTTCTTGGGTGTACGAGGCTTACGAACTTTAACTTCTTCCACTACAGCTTCAGTCTCTGTAGCTACAATATTCTCTGCTTCAATAATCTCTTCCCACTCAGGGTTGATTCGGAAGCTACGAATGTTACCTTCTTCGATAACTTCAGCAATAGCATTGGGGTTATCATTGCCCACCATCTTAAAGCGTACCATATATCTATTCTCCTTTATTTACTACTCATCTACTAAGTATTAAAGAAAAGAGAAGCCCCGAAGGGCCTCCCTAGTTACCTAACGTTAGGCAGTCACGATCAACGGCACAGCCGAGGTATCGCGCAGCTCAGCAACACCGTACAGAGTGTCAGCAGTGAACAGAGTACCGAGGTATTCTTGTTTGTACTGAGTCTGAGCACGGACGCCGATCTGCTCAACCAACACAGCCCAGTCGCGGTGGAACATCAGTGCCACACGGTCAGAAGCGGTGTTACCGGCAGCGGTGTCGCAGTTGGTGGACACATAGACTTTCACGCCATAGATGTCACCGAACTCACCGTTTTGCAAGGTAGTGCCGTTGCCTTTGAATGCCTGCTCGGTGAAGCGAGCCACACCCAACATGGAGTTACGAGCAACAGGTGGAACCACCAATGTACGACCGTCCATAGGCACGTCTTGGTCATCCAACAACTGGATAGCACGACGGATACCCTGATCTGCAATAGCAGCAGCGTTAGAGGAACCCGAAGTGTAGGCAGCGCCGGTAGAACCGATGATACCGCCAGTGTAGGCTTGGTTAGCAGCGTTACCGCCACGAGCGCCACGAGCCAAACGGATCAAGCTGGTGTCAACTTGACGACCCAGAGCGTGACCAGCGTCATCAGTATAGAAGCTACGCAGGCTCGACAGAGCTTGGGCTTCAACGATGTCTTCGATCAAGCGGCTGTACTCGAAGTGTTGGTTAATGTTGATCAGCACTTCGCTTTCGGTTGCTGCAATCAAGTTAACTTGAGTGTTAGCAGTCTTGGCGGAGGCATCACCACGGATAGGTGCAGGAACGTGAACCACGTCACCTTTTTTGCCCTTGAAGGACATTTTCTTGACCAAATTGGCCATAACGAGGGATTTTTTGTATGCGGCTACAATCTCGTCGCTCCAAACTTCAGGGATGAAGGTTGCTGCGGTGGTAGTTGTAACTTGAGCGGTACCTAAAGGCATTTGAATACTCCTATAATTTCAATTAAAAAGATTTATCGCAGCGTAGCGAGAATCCTCACTTCGTTGCGGTGTTTACTTGACTGTGGTAGAATGTTCTGAAAACTCGCGTCCTCGTCCGTTCAATTCTCTGATATTTTTGATGATGCTAAGTTGATCTTCTGTATAAGGGCCTCGCAGATCTAAACCACGAGACTCAATCCATTCTACAACTTTAGTAGCTTGCTTTTGTTTAGCAATAAGCAAATCTTGTATTGCGTTTAACGCTTTATACACTCTTGGCCTACCGTCAATACAAACATCCCACTGATATTTACGATTTCCTTCTCTATGTCTTCCATAACATTGATAACTAATATCAAGCTTATCTAAAAGCTCACAATATTTATCAACTAACACTTTTGAAGTATTAGCCATTTTTATGGTAGGCACATAAGTAGGCCCTCGTTTACATACAGTAATACTACCTTCACCATCAATAATTCCAGCTAACCATCCGAGTTCAAACTGAGTTATTGAGTTCACTTTACCCTCCCTTCACTATAAGCAGCCATGATTTCTGGTTGGAGCTGCTCATAACGATCTGGGTCGGTCATTTTAAGACGGATTAAATCCGCACGGCGGTACACTTTCTTTGCAACTTCGCCAGAACCACCTGTATCAACACCAGCGGCCTTTAGAGCTTGTGCTTTCTGTTGTTTACCTGTCTCATGGACGTTGTTGTTACGAACTTGCTTAAGTTCTTTGTAGGTGCTCAAGAGTTCATCAGCAGAACTAAAGTCAAACTCGGCATCAGCCTTGGCATACAGACCTAAGCGCACTTGGCTTGCCTTAACCCACTCTTGGAAGCCAGTGTCTTGAACAATGGTTGCCATGTCAGGGTGTTTAGCAGAGAGCTGCTGTGCTGTCTTCATCCGTTTAAACTCAAGGTTGGCTTGTTTAGCCTCCAGAACTGCGGGATTGTTCTCAATTGCACGTTTAATAGAGTCTTGAGGGTTCTCAAAGAAATCTACTTCGGGCGCACTTTCAACTGCTGGTGCTTTATCTGCTTCGAGTTGCCGTTTAAGGAGCTGATCAGCTAAAGAGCGTACTTCATGTACTTCCTGTGCCTGCCTACCAATCATCTTTTCAGCTTCTTGGTGCATCCGAACAATATCATCTAGTGACTTGCCCTTGTATTTCTCAGGAATTACTTGTTCTACTACAGGCTCTGGAGTTTGTTCCACTACGGGAGTCTCTGTTACCTGTTCTTCAATCTCGATCTCGCCATCCATCAACGATTCGGTTTCAATAAGTGCCATACTGTCTTTCTCCTGTCTCTTCTTTAGAGATTATAGGACTATGAAATGTAAATACTATAACTAGTACCCACCCGTTTGAGGTTACTCAGGGATAGCGTAAGAGGACTTTCTTTCTTGCGCTAGCTTTTCACTTCGTTTACGATCCCATGCGTCATACGCAGACGGAAAAGCACCTGTGATGCCCTCCAACTGTGAACGAACCATGGAAACAATTCTCGTGGCTGGTTTTCCACAGGCTCGACAAGCGAGTTCCCTGCAAGTTTCATCCACTAATGCTTCAGAAATGTGATTATCTTCACAAACAAACTCATACATTCGGCGCATTTATCTCTCCTCCTGC